ATCACGAACGGCCACCAGCGTATTTCCTTCCCGCTCCTGTAAAAACTGGTCGAGTAGCTGCGGTGCGCCGGCACCGGCGGCAATCAGCGCCAGCATGGCGGCGGAAAGACCGTATTTAACTTTTGTCCTTAACGCCATCATTGCCCTCCGGCATTTCAGATACCGCCAGCATTTTTAACGTGCTGTCATGGTCGTTTTTTTCCAGAATCCGGGCGATTAGCCTGTTACGTTCTTCCATCGCGGCAGCCTGCCTTGCCTGAGCCTGCTCTGATTTCTTTTTGTAATGCTTATTAACCAGAAACGTACCAATACCCAGAACAATACCTATCAGCGCGCCATAGTCGTTTAACGTCCACTGGGCGCATATGCCGCTGATTAATGCCCAGATGTAGGCCAGCCATGTCGTATGTTTATCCATTGTCATAACTTCCCCTGTCCGGGAATGGACTACCCGGATGTCGGGTAAGTGGAAATAAAAAAGGCCACGCAATAGCGCAGCCTTATGATGGGTGCGGGAGCCGATCCCCGCTACGCGGCAGTGGTATACAGAAAAGGCCCACCGAGTGGGCCTTTGGTTAGTACGTGCCCGTGAATCAGGCAGCTATCAGTTCCAGTCTGCCCCCAAGCGCTTTTATGGCAGCCTGGATCGTATCTATTTTAGTACTGTGATGAAGCGAGACAATGCGCTGCACCTCCTGAGGGCGCGTACCAATCAGGCGGGCAAGTTCAGCATTTGACACTCCCGCTCTTACAATCTCGTTGAGCAGGAGTATTTTCGCTACAACGCTCGCCGGAACTTCAACAAATTCTTCACCCACTTCTGATGGTAACGGAATTGCCCGCCGATCCTCAAAGTAGAAATCAAACGCGGTTATCAGCGCGTCCTGCGCCATAGAAAGTGATTCCTCTTTGGTTTTCGCTCCCGTCAACGCTTCCGGTACATCCGGAAACATTACAACCCAGCCCGTTTCATCGTGATCAAAATTAACCGGATATCGCATAGTTATACCGATGAATCTTTGCGAGTAACCAGCCCTTACGGGCTGGTTTTTATTTTATCCCTAACTGCTTCAGAATTGATTTTCTGAGCGGTTCGGAAATTTCGTGTGATGGGTGCCTGGGCATTACCGTCTGTTTTCCATTCAGGTATATTTTCAGATGTCCTTTTCCATTTTTGAACTCTGCGCCCTGATCTGCAAGCCATCTCCTGAACTCGCTTTGCCTCACCGCCTCCCCCTGTTTGTTTAACTTGAGGCAATTATAAACATTATTGTTTATAATTGCAAGCGGTTTATTAACTTTTTTGTTTATATCTGCGCAGACTGCTTTGCTTTCAGGTGAGCCGTAATTTGTCGCCCTTTTGATATAAAAAAACCCGCTTTTTAGCGGGTTTTCTCTCTGTTTACACTACTGGCAAACTATCAAATTTCCCACAAATTTACCCTAAAAAGTTTACCTGAGCAAATCCTTTCTTTTTTCCGGCGTTTTTTCGTTTTTTTTAATTTTTTTGCATCAATTTTTCCAGCGCCTGACTATCCAGATCCTCGCACTTATCGTACATAAACTGCCAGTGTTTTTTATAATTCCGGCTCCATGCGCTGGCTTTAACCCCAATTTCCTGAGCAGCATATGTCACTGCAAAAATTTCCGCATTGTCTTTCCCGCCCATCATTTGTGCGGCGTTCCACGTCATTATACCCGCCAGGGTGATCAGGTTTCCCGTCATGTCGTCAGTAATGCGCTTCCGGCTTGCCCTGAGCCTGTTATGCATCTGCATCCAGATATACTCACACACCAGCATGTGATTCATGTACGTGTGCTGCTCGCCGTAGCAGTACAATATCCACGCCTTTTCGTAATCATCCAGGCTGTTTATTGCACGGCGCCATGACGCTGTACCGTATGCCTCCGGTGTTATCATATCCGGCTGTTTTTTGCTCCTGGCTGTCTCCAGTACGTAAACCGGATCGGTATCGCGACAGTACCAGCGGTTGCCTACTTTTAGTGTACGCTCCCGGTGACGCCCGTAGCGTTTACTGGTGGCGCGGGCAAACCCCTCAAACGCGGCCAGTTGCCCCCGCTGCGGTTTTTCTCCGCAGTTCAGCGCGAATATCACGTTATTTCTTACCCAGGTGATTGTCTGCGGTGTCACTGTTTCGCCCTCGCTGCGGTTATTGCACCAATACCTGTCGCCCTTGCCAGCGTTCTCGCCAGCCACAACAACTGACTGCCGTTCTGCTCTTCCCATGCTCTGGTATCCGCGTGCAGCGCATCATGACACACCCTGCACAGCGGAATAACCAGCAAATCACACGCTTTAGTTCCGGTTCCGCCAAAACCATGATCGATAATGTGGTGAGGGTCATCGGAAGCATTACCGCAGCCACAACAGGGCTGGCGTTTCACCCACCGCGTGTACTCCGGCAGTTCCAGGCGCTGCATCTTCGGCTTTCGCATATATCCAGCCGGTGGATCGTCGTTAGCCGCCAGTACCAGAACGGGTTTTGCTCTGCCAGTGGCGGTCTCATTAAGACCAGAATCCTTTATAAGTTTCTTTGCGTTTGGTACTGTATAAATATCAGGGGGTATGGAGACTATGCCCTCCACGGCTTTTTTCTCCACTATCTGTACCGTCTGGCGGGCACTGAGTTGCCAGGGGTTAATATCTGCTTCCTTTATAGTGCCAGTGAGCACCTCATCTTCCGGCAGGGAGGCAAAACGACGTATTACGTTCGTGGGTATGGCGTCGGTCACGCCACGCAATACGGCCCAGCAGAATAACTCCGGCAACGTCACCTGATGTTCCCGCTCCAGCCTCAGGCTCATACGGGCATAGTCCACTATCCACTCTGCCCGGTTTCTGGTGATAATGTCGCTCAGATCCCGGTAGCCTTTCATGTAATGAACGTTATCGCACGCATGGCACAGCCTCACGGCACCGCCGTCCTGTGTCTGTGCTGTCGTCAGGTTCACGACATGATCACCACCAGCGCCAGTATCAGCACACTGACAATCCGGTATTCTGCTTACCCATCTGCTCAGTCCCTCCGGACCACCAGCAGCGTTTATTACCCGGCTGTCAGAAAAAAACGACTGTAACGCCTCGTCCTGCGCCAGCCATTGCCCTGAATCGGGTATTTCTCCCGCTGGCGTGTTCTCCAGTTGTCGGGGAACATCACAGATCATGATGCGCTGCCCATCGCGGAGTCTGTTTGTCAGGTTTCCGGATTTCAGCAGTGTTACCCTGGCGCCGTTTTGTGGAAATGCTGTCAGTATGGCCCGCATATTCTTTCCCCCCACTTACCGTTTACTGCCCATTCCCCGCATCCTGATCAAATATCGCATTCAGTACCTTTTCCATCTGCTCCATGCGCTTTTCAAGGTCTGCTGTTTTATCGATCATCTGATCCACCACCATCTGTAACTCATGCCTGGACTGCTTCATACGCTGTATTGCAGGTAACAGGTTTTTCTTTATGCTGTCTTTTGAACATCCACTCTCGTTCATTACCTCAAGCTGACGGGTTGCCGCAGCAATCAGCTCTCCCATCTTTTCCGGCGTCATCCGGCCAAAATCTATCCCCTTCATATTCACCTCACGATTATATCCTGTCAGTGTCTCTTTTATAGCAACACTGTATATAAAATCAGTATACCGTAAAACCGGCACTTTCATTAACCAGACAGCAGGCAGTAAAAATCTCTCAGCTGCCTTTGCCCGGACTCATCTGACTCACTTTTCACTCACACTCACTTTTTTCGTCTCCCCGAAATCAAGTTCCAGTTGGATCGGGATCTTCAGATGGAAATCCGGAGGGTGATCTACTGGTTGTTTTCTGCGCATAGTGCAGTTATTGATACGAGTCCAGGGCGTTAAAGATGGCTTCCTGTTGATTCTCAGGGAGCCTGCTTTAGCGTTCTGGCGTGGCGCTTTTACTTTCCATTTGCGGGTGCGTGTCGTTACCGGGGGTTTATTACTCCCCTGCAGGTAGACACCTTTGATAGTGGCAGTGTACTGACCGCATTCATCCGGTTCTTCGCCGGGTTTATACCAGGTACGCATGGTGAGGTTTTTTCTGGTCGCCAGCAGCCCGCCCTGTAGCCGGGTGTATGTCGCCCACTCACCGCTGCCCGCCGCACGATGCAGTTCGCCGAAAACAGGACTTACACTGTCGGCTTTTTTCTGATCGCTGAGTTTTCTCAGTTCGCGCCATACCGAAACAGGCGGGCCACCAATAAACTGAAACTGCTTAATCCCCCAAAGACTGGCCCACGCTGCAGAATGGCGGGCCAGCTCCGTCCAGGGCCTTCCTGTTTCCTTATCCCTTCCTCCCGGGGCGCATCCCTCTATATTCCGGCAGATGTGCTTGGTGATATAGGCCGTAGCACTACCCTGGCGCTTATTGATGGGCTTAATCATCAGTTGAGACTGTGCCGGTGGCTTACCTGGCCTGTGAGAAGTACAGTTCTCCGCGTTGGCGTAAGATTCAAACATCTCGCGTAATATCGCTTCCTGTTCCCTGCGGACAAAAATAATGCCGTGCCAGTGCGGTGTACCGTCATGGTTGGATTCAGCGATGTGCATTCCGAAGATATCAACGCCGCGACGGGTCAGCGCGGTACTGAAATTTTTAAATGTGCGGGTGAAATAGTGCTGGGTCTCCCTCGGGCTGGCCCCGTTCCATTTCCGGTTACGGCGTCCAGTCTCCAGCCAGGCGTGATACTGGCGCGGAGCCGTCCAGGTGAAAAATAACCCGATGTAATCGCTGTCCTGCGCCAGGTTGTCCAGTCCCGCCAGTTCTTCCATGCCCCTGACGCGCGTCAACATTTCCGCGCGGCGTTTTTCATTATTTGATACGCTGGCGTCCACAGCGGATAACAGCGGTAACGTCTCTCCGGTCTCCTCGTCCTCGATGTCGGTTTCCGCCATGATTTCACGCCCGCGTTTGCGACTGGCCATCCAGTGCTGGACCCACTGCGGCGAACAGATAACAGACCTCTGACGGCGAACGTCCCCTACGGTGATGTAAAGGTGTTCGCGCCAGCGGCGGGTAAACGTCCGGAAGTGACGGGACCAGAACCGCACGCTGATCATCCTGCTGATGGCGATTTTCAGTTGTTCCGGCGTGAGCTTTTTACCCGTGAAGCGGCTCCACTCCGGAGGATCGGCTTTAAAGTGCTCCGTGATACCCGCCGCCATGCTGTAGAGTACGCCCAGCAACTCCGGCACACTCTCATCCCGCAGCGTGCGGTTAAGATGCTCCACTTCGTCACAAAGGAATTCAGCCAGATCCTGTGCCAGCAACGCGGCGTCGCTTTCGTCACCGTCCACCAGCGCATTAAACCGGAATGTCATTGAGCGAACTGCGCCGTAGGCGTCGTCTGACGCCAGACCACCAAACAGATACCCCGCTAACTCGCCCGGCGCGATGGTATACACCTGGTGAGTCAGCTCCACCAGCCGCAAATCGTGGCGAATAATGTCGCTGAATTTTTCCTGAGCGCCTGCAAAACCTTTCAGGCGGTATGCACTGCTTACCCTCTCACTGAATTTTTTCGCAATAAAACGCGGCAGGCTTTCGAAGGTCTGCCTTACATCATCAAAAAATTGCTGCTGCTCTTCCGGTGACGCCGTTGAAGGCGTTGAGGGCGTGCGTGACCCGCCGTTTATCGGTGCAGTCATAGCGCCTCCTGAATGTCATGCAGGCAAACACTCCACCAGCAGGCGGAGTGTTGGGTTTGGGTCAGGCTTTCAGGAGGGTTACTGTCGGGATTTTTCCGTGAGCTTCCGCAGATCCCGCAGGTCGTCAGCCAGATAGCTGAGAACAGACGACATGCACAATTCAGCCACAGGACTGCTGTCGCTGATGGCCTCAAAATACATGCAGCGAACCAGGCGTTCGGCACGGAACAGGCGGCGATCGATTTCGGTATGAGTATGGATGCGCTGAACGTCAGCGTGGGTACGGCGATGTTTGCGGTTTGCCATGATGGAGAACCTTTCGTGGTAAGTTGTGATAACTCACCGCCCAAAGGTGGAAAACTTGGGGTGGTGAGACGCACAGGGTTTCCACAACCGGCCACGAAAGAACCCGGCCCGCCCGAAAGCGGCCCTGTACGCCCCACCATAAGACACAGGTGTGGCGATATTGCGCACGTAAAAAAACCGCTTGCGCGGTTATGCGCTTTCATGGTCAGCGGGGTGGAAATCCCGGCCCCCGTTTTATGAGGGGCAGGGGAAATGTAACCCATGAGCACGGATGGCGGCAAGCGGTTTTTGTACGTAGTCATTGCCGATCAGTCCTGCTTTTTCTGATCGGATAATTCTGCTGACTCAAACTTCAACAACGTATTTTTCATTTTTCTCTACCTTTATTAGGGCTGCACAAACCCCGCCGCGTGAGCGGTGCTTAAAAGATTTTTTCAGCGTTATTTAATGTTTAACGTTTAATGCTTAATGCGTTCTGGTGCTATTCTCTCTGCCGTTCTTTATTTCTCCGGGCCTGTTCACGCAAATTTTTAATATGCTCTGTCTGCGCCTGTTCTGCCCTGATCTGGTTGTACTCCTGATAATCAAGGCGCTCGAATGCGCTGTTGAATTTGCCAATGCCCACCGAACGAATTTGATTATCCTGGCGACGGAATGCCACATGGCTGGCACTGCAACTGTGGACCTGTACCGGGTATCCGTTACCGTCAATATATAACTGCCCGCGCTGAATCAGACTGAACATGTTTAACGCTGCTCCTGTTGTGAACGTTGACTGAGCATTGCAGCGCGGCAGGCATTCCACATATCAGCAGCTATGCAACATGCATATTCATCCGGGTTAGCCGTTGGTAAAATGCTCTTAATCACTTCGTAATCAGGTTTAATGGCAGGAGGAACTACCGGCACTGGCTGCTCTTTGATGTGCAGCCGCGGCTCACCATCTTTCGGTGCCGGCCATTCGCGCTGTTTGTTCACTGCCAGTTTTTCAACCATTGCCCGGGTAATCTGCTCATCACTGATACCGGCACGGCGCTGTGCATCCCATAACAAGAATTGCATGTCAGCCCATTCGCTCAGGTCGTCAGGTTCTGCAGCGGCTTCCAGCGCTTCTTTTGAGAGATGTTTCAGCGGGCCGATTGGGCCAACATCGCCGAACGAGGCATCTGACCACTCGGCGTGTTCGCGGCGTATCTGTTCACGTTCTGACGCTGGCGGCGCGGTGTAGAGTGGCACATACACCGCAACATCATCAGCAGCATTTGGCTGCTGCTCTGACGTCACGCATGTACCGGAAAATTTATTTAGATATCGCACAGGCTCAGCATCCAGCGATACCAGCGCACGCTTCAGCACAATCAGAATTTTGGCGTCGTCATCGCTCAGGCCAAACGGAATATCGTCGCGAGTGTTTTCAAATTCAGCGATAGTTTGCTGTAGCCATTCTTTGGTAATAGTGGTCATGGGTTAGTCCTCAGTTGTATCCAATTGGATTGACAGCAACCAATACGCCATCAGCAAACAGGTCTTTCATTATGTGTTCGCAAGGCTCTCCTTTCTCGTATTCCTCAATCAGGTATGTATCGCCGTCTTCATTTAAATAAACAGGCAGAATGGAGCCATTGATAAAGTAGGTTCCGTTGTTGTCTAAAATCTTTGCTTCTGCGATTTGTTTTTTCATGGTTAATTCGTCCAGTAGGTTAATTCTTCTGCAACATGCCAGTTGGCGTCAGCCTGGTCCTCAAATGGCGGGTCTGTTTTGAGGTGTTCTTCAACTGTGATGGCTGCATTCTCCCGACAGAATGCTTTCCACGCTTTACGGCCACCTTTCCAGCTTTGCCCCTGATGCCATCCCAAAGCCTTTGTTTCGGTACGCCATGCACGATTAGCTAACTGCATTTGTGTCTTAGCCATTATTCGTCGCCCCATTCGTCATAGAAAAAATCATCAACCCGCTTATATGCCTCATAGGCGGCTTCAATCTCCATTTCGGTAATGTCGAATGATTTACCGTTTAACTCGACCATGCATTCCAGTGCTTCGCCCCAATCTTCAAGGGACGCGGTTCTTTTTGTTGCGCTAAAATCTGCCATCACTCCTCCTTAACCTTGATGCCAGCGGCAACTGGCGCAGATACCACCTCAACCTGACAACCAGCGGCACATTTCAATGCGTTGCCACCCACAAACCATAATGTAACGTCGTGGTTGTCAAAGTCGGTTTCCTCGACCTCAAACACTTGTCCTTTGACTTTCACAAAGTCACCGGCACCGATATGAACCGCAACAACCATTCCAGGCTGATTCCTGCTACCTACATCAGAATCGACGCTATCTTCCTGCTGCTTCACGCCAATGCCAGCGGCGCGTATTTCGTGTATCGCATTGTCATTACCAGCACACCAACCCTCGGCGTAATCCCGGCTGAACCCGCTCAGGTGCATGACCTCACCAACGCTGCGTTTTGGTAAGTTGACAGCCCGCGCCTCCAGTTCTGCTATGCGCTGGCGGGCAGCCTCCAGCTCAGAAATATCCTTTCCACGCTCAGCGATATTCTGCTTTGCCAGTCGACGCCAGGAATTGATTTGCTTAGCGGCCTCTTGGTGACCTTTCTCCAGTTCTGCTATGCGCTTACTTCCATCAGCAATAACGCCCTCGTAATACTCACGCTGTTCGGCATTCCGCTTTTCTGCGGCTTCAAGCTTCTCGTAGAGAACATCCCAACTTGTCGAGTTATCCAGAACCAGCTTTGTAACTCGCTCTTCACGTGATTTGTAATGCTCCAGCTCATCCAGTAGCGCCAGCACATCCGGGTCGCTAACATCAACTACTGTTACGCGCGATTTTTCGTAATGCTCGTCAGTAAAAGTACGACCAAATTTGAAATATCCATCATCACCCTCGCCCGTGCAGCCATAGGTAATTCGACTGGCAGACATGTGCTGGATTGTCATTTCCTCGCCGCAAATATGGCATTTAGGTACAGGTTTTGGTGAATAGCGCTCTCGTAGCGCCTGTTTGTCGAGTGCTGTCATGCTGCACCGCCTTTAAGTTTGTTCATGACGTATCGATGCGCTTCGTTCCATACCTCAGCCTCGTCTTTGCGCATCTCCAGCGATGGCGCTGCTTCGGTATGCCAATACTCACCCCACGGCGCGGCATCACGCTTGGCTTTCGGCATATTCAGCAATTTAACCGCACCGCGTACCGCTGGCAGCATTGCTGCTGAATCAACCCCATCAGTAAACTCAATGGAGGTTCCGCCCTCTATGTTGTCCTCAAGCCAAGCCAGTAGAATTTCTAATTTATGTTGCTTGCTCACTGTGCGGCCTCCTCAAACAAAACCTCACCTTCAATCCCGCCAATCTGATAAAGGATCGAACCATCTTCACGATATTCCACAGGGGTTGCGCTCCATTCTTTTTCGTTCGGATCGTTATCATCACCAAACATCACAAAACCACCGTCAACCATGCAGGCTTCGTAAATCTCGCCCTCAGTCCACCATCCTTCTGTATCTTTGAGGCATTTAATAAAAAATGGATTGTTCACTGGCTAACCCTCCTGACCTCATACCCGTTTTCTTCAACCGTTACTTCTGCACACATGACCCACGCTGTTGCACCAGAAATGACTGTCGTTCTTCTGAAAAAACCTTCATCCACTGCCCGTAGCCTGGGCGCGCAAAACAGAACTTCATCCACCAACCGGTTATGCTCCCTCCAGTCAAAAAACCAACTGGTTATAAGAAGACGCGATTCCTCTCCGCCGTCCTGATATTCAACTCTCATTTGTCGATCACTCCCTGTTGACATCCCCGATAAAATGCCAGGATGCGCTGCATTACGTAACTGTTCCGACATTCCTCACAGACAGAATTCCGGTTTCTGTCGTAAGGCTCCCCAGCGACCAGCCTTGCATTCAGGAAACGCTCCACCCTGGCGTCGTCCTGCTTTCGCTTCCAGATCCGGAAGTCTTGTTCTGACGGGAAAATGCCGCTTCTGCCCGCCTGATACAGCTCCCCGCAACGTTCCGCTACCTCCAGATAATGGCGGGCTGTAAATATGGTTAATCCCGTTACCCTCCGCAGTTCCCCAAACGTCATACGACCGCTCTTTCTTACCAGATCCGTTAAGCGCTTCTGTATCTCATCCCGCTCTTCTGGTGTGTAATTCTTGCTCATGAGTCCCCCCGTACTTTTTCTTCAAATTCCAGATCCTCTTCACCTTCCACCCACTGGTATGCAAAGCGTGTTATCCCGCAGAAAAGCGCTTCCAGAAATCTTTCCTGTCTGGTTTCCGCCCGGTTCTGATACTCAATACAGGCTTCCAGTAACTGGTTATTTATTGACTGCAAACGTACTATTTCGTGCAGAAATGATTTCACTGTGGCAGGTACATCCGTCGCTTTTTCTTCTGTGCATTCCTGCGAACGGTCATCATTATTGGGCGGTGGGGTTTCTGTTTTTTCACCCTGATTTGAGGTTGTCGCAAAGAATGCAGATACATCAAAAACACCATCGGCAACTTTGGTTACTGGTTCGGGTTGTAGGCTTTTTGGCTCGGTTTCCGGTACTTCTGGTTCGATCTGGTCAGCGGATGGTTCAGAATGGTTTACAGAATCGGTGTTCTGGATGACAGTATCGTCATTCTGGTTTACCTCGTCGGCATCCTCATTTTCCGTTTTCTCTCCCTCATTTGAGGCGCTGGCGCTGTAATCGTTATGAACCCACTTCGGATCGCTGGGGTCGCTGATACCTTCCACATATTCACCGCGCGCGGCTGCCAGTTGTTTACCAACGTCAACCGGGTTTTTAGGTGGAATGTTTTTACGTACCTCGTGCAGTTCTGCCCGAATTTTCTGATAGCCTGCTTCTGTCTGGCTTACAGGTGGCTCATTCTCCAGCGGCTGCGGGTCCGGATGATGTTCAGTTGTGTCCTGTTCCACTGTTTCAGACGCTGCCGGTTCATCTGCCAGTACGGCTGCTGGTTGCGGTTTTTCTTCGACATCATTGAATCTCCCTTCTTTAATATCCCGAAGGGATTTGCCCGCCTTGCGGATCCGGGCGGAGTTTTCTTCATGGGTTGTGGGGGCGTTGTCGGGCGTATATTCGTACCAGTCAGGATCGCGTACACCATGAACCGCCAGGAAACTTTCACACCAGGTGCGGCGAAGCTCCGGGCTACCACTGTGAACGGCTGCGGGGGCTTTGCGTACCAGGTCAATAATGGTCTGTCGGTCGTAGCCTTTGATGTCGGGAATGATGCCAACTGTCATCGACATTCGCTTCCAGTCTTCGCGGTCTTCGGCGATGATACGTTTTGCAAAATCCATTGCAGGACGCAGATTATTCAGATCCAGATCTTCATAGAAACCACAGGCAAGCTCATAGTTAATCGTCCGGTGTGTCGGTTTTTCACTACGGTGCGGACGCGCAGTTACCGGCACTTCGCTGACACTGGCTGCTGTCGGTTTCTCAATACGGGATACGTGTCTGCCTGCACACCACTCGTTAACCAGAATCCCCTGATCGATGTATTCCGTATCAAGCCACGCTCGGACAAACCGTTTAGCCATGAATGGCCCCATGCGCTCAACTTTTTCAGATACTTTGTCAAACGCAGTGACCAGACGATGAAGATGGTACGTCGTCAGCTTTTCGATCTCAGGTGCCATCTCACCTGTAGTTATCGCCTTAATGTTGGTCAGATGCTGGCTGTGATTCTCGTCCGCTTCCATTATTCCCGTCAGTCGCTCCCGCTCTGCTGGCTTGAGGAAAAGCACTTTACTGTCCATTCCCTTCTGCGCCATCCAGCGAACCGGCAGCGGTAAATCCTTCATCGGCCAGTCCATGTCTTTCTCGACTTCATTCATCGGCTCGCCGTTAACGTTCACATCATTAACGGAGTCTGCATCAGCTTTGTCACTGGCGCTGGTTGCGATGTCGGCAGTGGTTTCGGAATCGGTAACGGCGGCACTGGCGGTATCGCCGGAATCGGTGATGTTGGTAGTGTTTTCATTACCCTGTTCCTGATTGTTTGTATCAGTACCAGCAGGGTTCGGTTGTGCCGCAGGCAGCAGCCAGCTTTTACCGTCTTCTGCGAGTTTGTAGCGGTCACAGAACGCAGTATCAAAAACCCCCTCAGCGGGCATATCATCAACAACCAGATGATCCACTCGGACAGGCTTAAAGAAATCGCTTCTTTTGAAGCCAGCTTTTTTAATAGCCAATGTAGACAAGGCGTCAATCTCATCCTGATCGTCGTTATCAAACCAGATAGTCCCTGCGATAATACCTCGCAGTTTTTGTATGGACTTTTTGGCATAAAAGACCATTTGTTTAATATTTTTCATTTCGCCATTTCCTCATCGTAATATCCTGCCGCGCGCGTTTTTCAGTTCGGTCTATCCATCCGTCAAAAACATCAGCAGCCTTTGCAGGAGAGTTAATTCCTCTGTTTTCCCGAATCAGGTTTGTCAGTGCCCTTAGTTCTGTACAGATAATCAACATCTGCTCAGGGGGGATTGGTTGTTTATTGGCGGCGATCGCTGCCTCACGCTCTGATTTCTGCATATCACGCCTCCACCGCCCCGTTCATTGCCCCAATAACAGCACTGACATTTCTTATTTGCCCGCGCACATCCTGCAGGGCGTGATGTGACACATCCGCTTTTCCGTAAGGCAATGGAAAATTAAATTGTGCAGCAAGCGCCTCTATTGTCCTGACGTCACGTTCATTCCAGAATTTCCACGGAATCATTCCCCTCGGTATACAGAAACGCTCCGCGGCATCCTTAATCAGGGATAAATCAAACGACGGTGATTTTGCCCACACATAAACCGGCTCTTCGTCGCAATGTTTCTGGATAAATTCAAAAATCCGCATCAACGCATCATCAGAAGGCAACTGGTCATCACTGGTAATTAACTCCGCCCGCGCTTCTGCTGACTTTTTCAGCCACCATTCCACGGTGTCAGCGTCTATTTTCCCTCCACTGATTCTGCAGTCTTCTTTCCAGTTAAATTTCACATATTCTTCTGCAAAGATTTCTCCGGTTAACGGATTAAATACTGCGGCAGCGGCAGATGCGATCGCTGAATGGTGTCCTGTTCCTGTTGTTTCGATATCAATCATTACGTTGTTCATTTATTTACATTCCTTAATCACTTTGTCTGCAAAATGTGACAGACCATTAACAGCCGCGTCCTTACAATCGAAAAACGCCATGCTGTCACCAAAAAATAAAACCCAAAAATCATTTACCCGGAAAAACATAATTCCTCCGAACCAAATTCAGGTTGCACGATCCCCGCCGCGTGAGCGGTGTGTTTAAAATTCAGATGTGACGCTGATTGATTATTTCGCGTCAGGTTTTCGCGGTCTTTTTCCCATAGCCCCGTCAAACAGGCCGAGGGAAATTAACTCTTTGTCTATAGCCTTAATATCGTCGTGGATGTAAGAAAGTAAGTGCGGCAGATATATCTGGAACGCATTGAAATCAACGGCCAGTAAATCAAGATGAAGATGTAACGCCACCATCTGCGCACGGTAAATCTTACGGCGGCAGTCGTAGCTGAGTTGGGGGATCGCGGATTTTGGGTGTTTTTTTGCTGGGGTCGTAGCCATGATGGCAGCCTCTGGTAACATGGATTCATGCTATCGCTGGAGTTTCCACGCTCACTGGCGATAGCCCAGACGGGGGTGGAAATACCGGCGTTACCAGAAACCGGCCCGCCCGAAAGCGGCCCCGCCTGAGCTACCATTGACATGGTGGAGTGATGTACGCCGTCATGCATTACCGCTGCTGCACGGCAGGCACTGGATGGCATACACCACGCCATAATCTGGCGCTCGATGGCGAAAAAGGTTGCGACAATAAAAAAAGCGCGTGCAGCGCTCTGAGTCGCTGGTAACTGCAACGGGTTTCCACGCCCGACCATCAGCACTGTGACGGCAAGGAAAATGTAACACCCGGCGATTACTGCATTCAAGCTCTTTTTTTGTTGTCCTGGCATTTTTTAATCCTCTTCCCCACGATAAACTTCACCGCAGCTAAATTCGTAATGTGGACGGCGTTTTTTCAGTTCGTCAGCCACCTGCTGGCAGCCATGCCTAGTCGGGTAGATTCTTTCTGTTACCGGCACCCACTCACAGGCATCTTTACCACATGGACTAAATAAAAGAACAAAGCCGATCAGTACGCTGTTCATTACTTTTCCGCCTGTTGAATTTCTATAACATCCCTAAGTTCGTTAGCCAGATTATGAAGCAGTGACGCTTCCCCTCGCATGAATTCTTCTGCTGCCTCATACCGTCCGTCATTCAATCTCCTTTCGACAATACTCAGCATACGCTTAACATCCTTGATTCCTTTTCGGAAATGCTTCAGTTCTTCTGCTTTCATTCTCTTGCGCTCATCTGTAATTTAAAAAATTACGGGTTTCCTTTCCCGCTAACACCTTACACTCAGTAATAAATGTTGTGGCGGGGTTGTCACTCAGGCGCATGGTCAACCTGACAACCCGGTGTCACATAGGGTACAAATGGAGAAAAACCCGCCATACTTACCGCCGCGCCATTTCGCGGATTACCACAACCGGAAGTGCACTATCGCAGTGGATTTAACGACAGACCTTATGAGGTAAGGGGCTGCGTAGTGCGCTTTCGTGTTGTGTTCCTGTTACCTCTTTCTGCTTAACTCCCCGTTCTACTGGTGCTATAGATTAGGTGCCGGATGCTTACCTGTGTCCGGCGCACATTCCCGACCTTGACCGTCGGGAACTCCATCAACTCCGACCCTGTGGAGGGTAAAATGGCAAATTTATCCAACTCTGAAATAAAATTACTTGCCCATGATATGATTATTAGAGAGTTAATCCTTCTACTTAACAAAAAGGAGTTAACATATATACAAAACAATCTTGATAATGCCTTTAAATATATGGATTCTGATACTTCATTAAATAACCAAGACATAATAAGACTTAAAGAGGCTGTTAATTTCATGTTTCTCCATCGTCCTTGATGCTTCCCGCATAGCTATCATTACAGTTTCTTCCATGTTTCTGCTCTCGCGATCCGGGGGCAGTTCATTTTTATATTTACTGCTTATTTCCAGCCATTCTTTATTGCATTTTAAAACATCAGCCAGCATTGCAATATCCATTGCAGATGGCACAATTTTACCTGTCTCCCAACGGAATACCGAACCTTCCGGCGCGCCAATGGCATCTTCCAGTTCCTGAGCGCTCATGTGCTGTTTTACACGCGCAACGCCAATGCTTTTACCGATGGTGAAAATATCCGCGTCGCCAACATCAGCGCCAGCATCTCCCGTTATTACGTCATCACGCTTTTCCAGTGCCAGCCATGCAACCATGCCAGCCATGTTTTCATTGGTCTGCTGGATGATCACTTCATACTCTGTTTTATCCTTGAAGTAACATACAAGCGTTTCAGTAGCCCCGGTTTCATCGGCGATATTTTTAAAAGTGCTGAACGGAATGCTTGCGGGGATTTCAGTTATCTCCACGCTTGCGCCATTACGTTTTACGTTGAACATTATTTTATCCTCCGTAGCCCACCAGCCAGCAGCTATTGGTAGTTAATTTCCGCTTGCCTGTTCCAGTTTTGATTTTCGTGGCTTATAAACACGACGCCCATCAACCTTTAAACAGTCCTCTTTTTTTACCTGCTGAAACTTTCTACTTCTCCGGTCATACGTCCAGTAATCTTTCCAGTGATGCCATTCTGGCGGCTCAAGTTCCGGTAGTTCATCGGCCAGTTTATTCCAGGCTTTGACATTAAAAATCCACCGACCTCCTGAGCTTTCATCTTCCGGATTTTTTCTTTTTTTGTGACCCGGCATTTCGCCGCGACGCAATGCCGTTTCCAGTGCTTTCCTTGTCAGACCAACATAGCTGGCTGCTTTTTCCAGAAATGCAACCTCGGCAATAGGCCCGTCCAGCATTAATTCTGATTGCTTCTCCAGCAAGTCAAGCAACAGATTCAGCATGGCAGAATTCAAAATCCCTTCATTACTGATTACTTCGCTGTCTTCCTGAGCGCCATCAGATAACACTTCCTCTGCAATAGTGCTCTGCATTTTGTTATCCTCCTGCGTTGGTGTGTTTGCATCTGCTGTCGGTGCTTGGCGGCTCATGTCAGCTTATGCAAACGTTACCATAGACTAACCACAACCGAAGGATAGTTACCTTATGATAACGTTGTCAATAGACTATGCTGAAAAATTAAAGCAAATCCGACTGGCTGAGCATCTAACTCAGCAACAATTTTCTGATTTAACTGGGGTTTCCTATGGATTTCTAAAGCAGTATGAATCGGGGCATAAACCTGCCAGGTCAGATATAGCAGTAAGAGTATTGCAGTGTAATTTGTTTGAAAAATACACAATGTGGCTCCTTCACGGTAAAACCTTCCCTCATGCCGGACAAATCGCTCCGGTTCTCTCTCTTGATGGATCTATTCAATCGGAGGGAAATCAGGCTTCAATCGAAACGCCGCTAAAATCACCCCGATCACGCCGCAATGCTGGTTAACGTTACAGATTGAGTACCTTGCTGAACGCAGGGAGCAGTTAATCAATATTAACCGTCGGAGGGGCTAATCATGTCGATTAAGCAACTCAAAGACGGACGTTATCAGGTTGACATTCGACCACAGGGTGCGGAAGGAAAGCGGATTCGTAAGATTTTCACCCTAAAGTCAAAGGCGCAGGATTATGAAAAATATGTACAGCAAAACCTTCATAACAGCCCCTGGCTGGAAAAGCCGGCTGACAAACGCAATCTGTCAGAACTGGCTGAGCGATGGTGGTTACTTGATGGTCAGACCCAGGCATATGGTGAAACTTATCTTCAACGACTGAATAAGGTTATCCGTGAAATGGGAGATCCCCGCGCAAGTGCATTATCCAGAAAATTTTTACTGGAGTACCGCACCAGCAAACTCACTGCCGGATTAAGTCCTCATACCGTCAATCGTGATTTAACGGTGCTTTCTGCAATGTTTTCGGTTCTTATCCGGGCGGAAGAGTTCTATCACGAAAACCCCCTGCATGGGATACGAAAACTACGAGTACCACCATCAGATATGTCTTTTCTTTCCGATGATGAAATAGATAGCCTGCTGAGCAGGCTTACGGGGGATGACAGGCGTATTGCTATACTTTGTCTTTCAACGGGGGCACGGTGGAGTGAGGCTACGAAGCTGAGAGGGGAAAATATTGTGGGTAACAGGGTTATGTTCACACTAACCAAAACCAACAGACCGCGCGCAGTTCCTGTATCTGACGAAATACTGAAACTAATTAAGATTAAAAAAACCGGATTGCTGTTTGACGTTAACTACACCAGGTTCCGTCAGATCCTCAAAGAGGTTAAACCGGATTTACCCAAAGGTCAGGCCACTCACGTCATGCGCCATACATTTGCAACGCATTTTATGATGAACGGAGGAAACATCATTACGCTGCAACGGATACTTGGTCATTCCAATATCCAGCAGACGATGACCTATGCGCATTTCGCGCCGGACTTCTTACAGGATGCGATCAGCTTTAATCCGCTGGCTGAAAGTGTCCATAAACTGTCCATCTAG